CTCTGCAATCTCTGGTGCCACAGGTGCTACAGGTCCTACTGGACCAACTGGCGGCCAAGGTTCGAGAGGTATTACAGGACCAACCGGCCCAACAGGACCAGGAGGTCCTACAGGACCAGTTGGTGCAACAGGACCAACCGGACCAAATGGTGCCACAGGATTAACTGGACCAACAGGACCAGGAGGTCCAACAGGACCAACGGGTGCTACAGGTTCAGCCGGACCAACAGTTCAATTACTGAAATCGTGGTGTGCAATGACAGCAACAGGAGGTAATCCTACCATTAACGGATCATTTAATGTTAGTTCGGTAACGTTTTCTGGAAACAGATTTACCGTTAACTTTAGTAGTTCTTTAGCAAATGCAAATTACTCTTTTTGGGCTCATGTTGCACAAAATGGTGTAATGACCCAATCTGACGGAACAACAACAACAAGCTCTTATTCATTTGCTGCTTATGACTGGAGTTTTAATGGATATAATCCAGCGTCTGGAGGAAGAATGTTTACAGGTGTAGCTGGTAATTAAAATTATATAGAGGAAAAAATGACACAAGTAATTATTTTTAAAAATGAAAATGACGGTGTAGCAATTTGCACTCCAACAGGTGAACTACCTATTGAAATAGTTATGGAAAAAGATGTGCCTTTCAATCGTGGTGCAAGAATAGTAAATGATGAAGATTTACCAAGGCAAAATTTTGATTTTTTTAATGCTTGGGAAATGGATGAAACTTCAATAACAATTAATTTAAACAAAGCAAAAGAAATTACCAAAGAACGTTTGCGTTTAGAGCGGGCACCTTTGTTGGCTGCACAAGATGTATTGTTTCAGCGTGCATTGGAAAATGGTGAACCTACAACAGCAATTGTTAATGAAAAAAATAGATTGAGAGATATTACTTTATTAGTTGATGATTGCACAACATTAGAACAATTAAGAAATTTACATTGCTAAAATAAATGGCAACCAATTCTAACTTTATAATCAAGAACGGCCTTACAGTTGGCGCAAACAATGTTATTGCAGCCAACGGTATGTGGGTTGGTGCAAACACTAATCTTGTAGGTGCCACAGGTCCTACAGGTCCCACCGGTCCAACAGGACCAACTGGCGCCACAGGATTAGGTGCTACAGGTGCTACCGGTATCATTGCACCATGGGTTCGTATCTCTGCTAATACAAATCTCATAGCGAATACACAATACATTGCCAATACACAAGGCGGTGCATTTACTGCTACACTACCTGCCACACCATCGATTGGTACCATAGAGATTATTCAAGATGCGAGTGGCACATGGGGTAATAATAACCTCACGATTGCTCGTAATGGTTCTTTGATTGAAGGCTTTGCAGAAGATTTAGTATTAAACATCTCAACATCATTAGTGTATTTGATATACGATGGCAACTCATGGCAGTTATCATCAACCGCAGGTCCAGCAGGTGCAACAGGTGCCACAGGACCACAAGGTGCTACAGGTGCTGGTTCTACAGGTGCTACAGGTATAGCAGGTCCAATTGGACCAGGAGGCCCAGCAGGCCCATCAGGTCCTACAGGCCCAACTGGTGCAACTGGTCTCACAGGACCAACAGGCCCTCAAGGTGCCACAGGTGTTACTGGACCATTAGGTGCTACAGGTACCACAGTAACGAATAACGGAATCATTGTGCAAGGTGCTACGATATCATCTAATGTAACTATTCTATCAGGCAACAATGCGTTCTCAGTCGGACCAATCACACAAGCAAATAATGTTGTGGTGACATTGGGTGATAATTCTCGTTGGATAGTAATTTAAGGAAAAGAAATGCCAATTATATTTGACGGTACTTTAGGAATTACATCACCAGGTGGTGATACCTCAAATACATCTCATAGCACACCGATTGTTAGGTCGCCATCGGCATTGACATTGCAAACGAATGGTAGCACAACAGCGATGACGATTGATACTTCACAGAATGTGGGGATTGGCACTACTAACCCTAATACAAAAATTCAAGCTGCTGTTGGCTCAAATGGTTCAGGTGTTGTAAACGCCCTTAGATTACAGAATGTGGGCACTACTTTTGGCGATGGTGCAAAAATTGTATTTACTGCTGGAGACTCTACTGATGGTGCTGGTATTGCTTCTACAGGTATTGCGGGAAATTCTGCTGATTTGCGTTTTTATAGTGGCGGCAACACAGAACGAATGCGGATCGACTCTAGTGGTCGAATAACAACACCTAATCAACCAACATTTCATGCAATAGCTAATGGTACGGGGGCTTTAACAGGTCGTACCGCTAGATTTCCAAACGCTTTAGTAAATATTAGTAGTAGTTATAACACTTCAACTATGAGTTTTACAGCGCCGATAGCCGGAACATATTATTTTTATGCAGCAATTATGGCTGATACTGGTACAGGCCGTATGACTTGGCAATTTTATAGAAATGATTCTGTCATTAATTATAACCAAGGCGGTGGTGATTCTACAAACTATGGAAATTGGCCCGGCGCAATGATTATTACTTTATCCGCTGGAGATTATATAAAAGTCAATGTAGGTACAGGAACACCGTATAACAATACTCAAGAACAATATTTTGGTGGTTATTTACTAGGTTAACTTTTAAGGCATCAATAAATAATAACTATGAGTATACTTTCAGCCGGCACAAGCAATACAACCTCTCTTGTCTACACAGGTGATACGACAGGTAACTTAGCGTTTCAAATTAATGGAACTACCGAAGCTATGCGTATTACTTCTGGTGGTAATGTAGGAATTGGCACTGCTAGTCCTAGATGGGATTTACCTTTTGCTCAAAATGCAGGACGATTGGTGGATTGCAATAGTAACACAGCAAACACACCTTCTGTGTTGGCTATAACTTCTGTTGGAACTGATATTGCCGCAAGAGCGATTATTAGTTTACAGAATTTGTCGCAAACATCAGGTTCTGCTCGTATGGTGCAAATACAGGCAGAAAGAACAAACGCCAGCACTACCGCATTAGATGCAGACTTTGTTATTAACATATCCAAAACGGGAACTTTAACGGAGCGTATGCGGATTGATTCTAGTGGTCGTGTGACTACGCCAAGTCAACCAGCATTTCATGCAGTAAGTACCTCTATTAAAGAAATTACAGGTTCTCCTTTTATATTTGATACAGTTTTTTTTAATACTGGTGGGCACTACAACGCTTCAAATGGAAGATTTACTGCTCCTATTGCCGGTATTTACTATTTACAAATGGATTTTTTAACAACAAATTCAAATACCAATACAGTAGATTTGCGTTTTTTTAAAAATGGTGCACAAACTCAATTAGGAACTGCATATTATACAAATTACACAGGAGGAGACCATCGCAAAGGATTCATGATTGCTTTGGCTTCTTTAAATGCAAATGATTATATTACTGTGCAAACACAAAGTGGTGGTAGTAATGGAAATTTATATGGTGATACTAATGATTTTGGTGGTAAAGGTCATACAGCATTTAGAGCATTTTTAATGGGTTAATTTTTTTAAAAGAGGAAATAAAATGTCAAAAACTTATACAATTACTTTAAGTGATGCAGAAGATAAAGCTTTAGGCTTTGTGGCATATTCTCAACAAGATTGGATTGATAATGCGATCCATGAGCGTTGCAGAATTGCTATTGATGAAATTGTAAATGCCGAAGTTCAGCGTAAGCTGGCTGCTAATGAAACAATTTCTGGTAGCAAAGAAGATATTGTAAATGCTGCCAATATCAAATCTGCTGCTGAGCGTCAAGCAGAAGCCGAAGCACAAGCACCAACACAAGAGTAAACAATGCCAGCAATTATAAATGCTGATAATGGCGTAGTATCTGGTTCAGTAGGATTAAAATATTCTACTGATAATACCGGAACTTTGGCTTTGCAAACGAATGGTAATACTGCGGTCACTATTGATAGCAGTAGCAGAGTAGGTATTGGTACTACCACACCTTCAAATCCTTTACATATAGTTAATTCAGGTGCAAACATAAACCTTCTTAATTTGGTAGGTACTAATTCTTATACAAGTACCGCACTTGGTGGAGAAGGTCCTATTAGGTTACAAAATACAAATACTACCAACGGTAATATGTCAAGCATTTCCAACTATGATGGAAATGGAAACATGAATTCACAAATTAATTTTATTAATATGAATCATAGTGGTACGGGAGATATTGCTTTTACCACAAGAGCAGGAGGATCTTTTCCTGAAAAAATGAGGATTGATTCGGGTGGCCGTGTTACTATACCAAATCAACCAAGTTTTAGAGTTGGAACTAATTTTGGATATGATGCAAGCTACTCAGGAGTTGTTGTTTTTGAAACTGCTACTCATAATGTTGGTAGTTGCTATAATACTTCCAATGGACGGTTTACGGCTCCTGTATTTGGTTATTATTTCTTTGCGTGGGGTGTTCTTTGTCAGAATTCAGGAGCAGTTATGACTGACCATAGCATTCGTGTTAATGGATCAACTGCTGTCAATACCAGATTTAATAGTCCAGACGCACAACAAAAAGGTTCAGTAATTTTAAGACTTAATGCCGGAGATTATGTTGAGTATTTCAAAACAACAACTGGTGGCAACTCAAACATATATGCTGAGGCTAGTTGGAGTTATTTTTCTGGACATCTATTAAGTTAATATAAAAAATGGCAACTAATTCTAACTTCATAATTAAAAATGGCCTGACAGTAGGCGCTAATACTGTTATTGCTGCCAATGGTATGTGGGTTGGTGCCAATACAAATCTTATTGGTGCTACAGGTCCACAAGGCGCAAGTGGTCCAACAGGCCCAATCGGTCTCACAGGTCCTACAGGTCCAGGTGG